TCTTGCTTAACTTGCTCGATGTCTTGACGTTGTTTGATCGCAATTTGCATTTGTTGCATTTGTTGTTGCATTTGCTGATTCTGCGTTTGCAATTGTTTGATCATCATTTGGGCTTGTGGCGGTATGTCAGACTTCTTGTCAATTTGCGCCAATGGGTTAAGCGTAGCCAAACGGTCTGCAATGATGTCAGCACCAGGGAAATCTTGATTCCTAAACCACAAATCACCAATCTGTTGGATCAATTGAGGTTGTGCAGCCAAAATAGGTGTCATGGCTTCAACCGATGCTTCACGCTTGGAGTTGTAGCCTGGGCCTGTATCCATCACTACATCATACAAACCTGTTGCCACGTTGTTTTTGATGACATTTTTAACAGAATCACGCTCATTTAACGTGACCAAATCAGGCTTGCCATCGTCACCAATGATGCGTAAAACCCTTTGTGTATCGTAAATTGAGGGAATTAACTCCAAAATACACGATGCAAGGTGCGACAAAGATTTGGTGAAGTTGTCGTAAAAGTCAAAATTAGACAAGTCAACCTGTTGTTGCTGACCGTTAAGCGCTTTTCCTGAAATATTGCCTTGCTTGAGTTCAGCAGGGTCAAATATGCCCATCAACGTCTTAATATCGTCAGAAATGACGGCAGCAGCAGCCATCACACCGGCAGGAGGTGGTTCAGGTTGCAAGCGTTGTGGCGCAGGAGCTGGTCTACCCTCAATGTCCGTTTGCTTGTATCTAAGCAAAGGATAAGACTTAGTGTTGGCTTGTGCCCATTCGTTCTCATAGCCCTCGTCTTGGCCTTCAGCCATAATCCATTTGGCTTTAGGAGCAAGCGCAACGCTCTCAGTAATCGAGGTTTGCCAAAAGTTGTACATTCTTTGGGCATCTTTGGCTTGACGAACCATGCCAAACTTCTTGCGCTTATCACCAATAACAGTATGCCGTCCGTAAACAGGAATAATGGGCAAATGCTTACCTGCCCATTCGCCTTCTTCAAGGATTTCAATAGCGGTTAACTTGCACCATTTGATCTTTTTGCGTACCGACATACGCTCGTCAATCTTGTAAATACCTGCATCTGTGTACAAGTCTTTACGCTTTTTGTATTCGTCCTCAAAAATGCCTGTTCCATCGCTTAATTGAATTAAGTTGGCTCTTTCATGAACGGTATACCAATATTCAGCAAGCCTAATGTCCTCTTTGGTAATCCATTCGGATTGTGAGTCACCAGTACCACGCTGAGTAAATGAGTCAACTTCAGCATTGGGATAGATTTTCTCAAAGTCATCCTTGGACATCATCGTTGTGACTAGGCAACGCTCTGCGTCTGAACCGTCAACCGCAACTGAATTTATGTCGTAATAGACTGTAAAAGGATTGTCTACTGGCTCAATGTAGATTTCTTGGTCAAATGAATCCTCTGACACATAATCTGTACGCAAACGGATATAACCCCAACCCATACGCACCGCATAATCAACCGCTTGGTCGTATGCGTCATCAGCGTTGGAATTGGCTTCAATGTGCCTAATAATGCCCTGAATGACTTCTGCCGTCTTTTCGTCAGAATCCGAGTTCATGCCATGAACTTTGGGTCTTGGCCTTTGTTGTTTGATTTGGTTGACCACCTGACGGCAATAGCCATCGAGCTTATTGATGGTTAGAACAGGTCTAGATTCAAGATTACGGCTATTTTGTAGCTCAATAGGCCATTGATCCCCACCCACAAATTTAAGGTCTTCAAGGGCTTCCTGACGATTCATGGTGTCTGCGTCATTAGCCATACGCAAAAACTTCTTGGCTTCGTCAATTCTAGGATCGTAGTCGCTAAGTTGTGAATCTTCCATTTAACTCATCCATGAATGTTGGCTACCGTACTGGTAATTGTTGGAGGACTTTTTACGTTGCTTTGGCTCATTCACCATCAATCCAATGTATCTGAACGCATCAGCTCCATGAGAATAGTTGTCATGAAGCGGTGTTTTGCTAAATTGGTTTGTGTTTGGATCAACCTCATAACGATAATGTCTTAAACATTGTAACCCTTCCATACAATTTTCTCTATCAAAATAACAGTTCTTGAAAATTGTCCTAGCAGCGTTAATTGAATCCACAATCGGCACACGCTCCAAAACCCTAGTTTTATAGCCTGATGACCTGACAATTTCCTCAATCGACCGTCCTTGCGATGCCAAAGTCTTGTTTTGAGCATCATGAGGCAACCATAGCGTATCGTAAACGTAGCCAAATCCTTGCATCTTGGACAGGATTGATGTGATCGTTTCTTGGCTAGTCTCAAAGTAGCGGATTAACCGTGTTTCCATACCAATGAACTGAAGCATCCACACCGCAGTTGCGTCAGACCAACCTAAGTCAAAGATGGCATGAACTGGCTTGGTAAAGTCATACGGCACTTTGGTGATGCGACCGTCAAACTCAGCTTCTTGCACCTCTCGGGCAAAAATAGCGCCATCGACCGTTAACCTACACATTCCTTCCCAAACCGTCCGATAAGCCATCGGATCACGGTTTTTCAGGCTTTCCATCTCCAACCGCAAGGTATCAGGAAACCAAGGGTTGTCATAATAGTTAATCTTAGTAACTACTGAATTTTCAGGTGGATTGGCTACAAACCGTTGATAAGTCTCATCCGTTTCCAGTTCAGGGTTAAACGTCACCCAAATCTCTGATTTCTCTTTACGGATCGTAGGGATTAAGACATTCCATGAATTCTTACTAATATTTTGTGCTTCCTCGCACCAACAAATGTCAACACCTTCAACCGACTTAACGTTGGAAACATTGTTCTTTAGGCCAACAAAGTTAAATTCTGACCCATTTTTACCCCTAATTTGGTTTTGGGTAATCTCATAAAACGATTCAAGCCCTAACGCATAGATTTGATCGCTCAGGAGCTTGTGGACCGAATCCTTGATAGAAGTTTGAAACTCCCTAGCGCAAAGAATACGCAACGGTCTTTGCAAGCATTTAATCAATAAACTGCGGGCCACCCCCCAAGATTTTGCACCGCCACGTCCACCAAAAAGCACTCTATACCGAACTGACTCAGGATTGAATAAGCATTCGAGCTTTTCAGGAAACTCAACTCGGTTAATAACTTCTTGGATATTCAATGTTGGTGCTCCCATAAAGCAGGGTTGAACAGGACAACACTTCTAAGAAACCCATTCACGGGGCTAATCCGTTTCACCAACTTCTTTAGGCTTGACAAAAGACACCTGAATACTTGGAATCAAAGGTGCTCCACCTTCGCCTGTAACTTCTAACTTTGTATTGTCTCTATACTTCTTTGGAAACCTTGCTGCCATGCTTCTAGACCAAATGCTTGCGTTCAGCTTGGCCCCATCCTTATGCTCTAACAGATACGCTTGAGCTTGTTCTTCCCACCAATTCTGCTCTGCCGCCTTTGCGTCTTCCAAGGCATGTAAAAAGTCAGGATAAGCCTCTTTCCAAACGTAAAGCGTCCTTAATGAAACACCCAATTTGTAACTAATTTGTTCTATACTTTTGCCTAAAGCGCCCAATTCCCTGACCTGATCGCAGTATGCTGGGTCATATAGAGTTGGTCTACCAAAAGGCTTTAGTGTTTCAGTCATTTTTTGGCGGTCTTTGCGGATTCTTTAAATGCTTTAGCCGTAGGTGCGCCTTTTTCTCCAACTTTACGCATTCTTTCGACAGGTTTACCTTCTGCCTTTTCTTTGGCTATGCGTTCTTGCTTTTTATGGATATTGGCATACAAGCCGTTTTTAGTAGCCATCAGCAATTCCAGTTCTTTAATGATGCTTTGGCCCGAGTTGCCGGTCCTTTAGCGTTCTTAACGACTCCCTCCATTCTTGCACAGAAACTGTCTTTACGACCTTTGTCTTTTTCTGTCTTGGGATTAGGAGCTGGTGGCTTTAGATTGCTTCCGTTCTTGGCATTGTATTCAGCACGACCTTTAGCCGTCATTCCTGCACCTTTTTCGGTAGGATTGTACGTTTTGTCTTTTCCTGTCGTTTTATGCGGAATGGGCTTGTCGTGCTTTTTCATT